GAAATGGATGAAACCAAAGTAAAGATGTTAGATACAACTATAAAATTTATATTGGGGGATATGGGTTCTCAATATATAAAATTTTGGAAAACAGAAGGACCAGGAGTTATGGTTTTTCAACCTTTAAATAAAGAACGTTCAATGTTTTTTCTTACATTAAAAGAATTACATGCTGCACAAGAAGATTCTGAAAAACAAAATAAAGGTGATTTAGCTGAATCTTTTAGAAGAATTTTAGAAGCAGCTCAAAAAATTGATCCAGATGAAAAGGCTGGTTATGTTATTAATGATAAAGAAGGTATGAGATATTTTGAAATTGACTATAACAATTTAGAAGAAACTAAATAATCTAAATGGCTATTCATGATATTAGAAAACGTCGTGAAGATTTAGAATTAATTACTAATTATGATTTAATTGCTGCTGCACATGCATTATTAGAAGGTATTGATTTAGATGTAGCTAGTTCTAAAACAGCTAATAAATATGTCGAAGCTAATAATTTTTTCACTCCATTTGATGATGGATTAAATGCTCAACAATGGTTTGGTAAAGTTTATCTTTTTCCTCCCAGGGGTGCTTATTTCTGGGATAAAAAAAATGATCGTTGGAAAATGACAAGAGCATCTTCTCCTACTTTGGTTTCTTCTCATGCTGTTTGGTTTAGAAAATTATATAATTCTTGGTTATCAAGAGACATAGAACAAGGTTTATATTTTACAAATTGTCCTGATATGATTCGTTATGAGCAAAAAATATTTGATTTTCCTATTTGTATTTTAAAAACAGCTCCTTTGCTATTAAAAAATACAAGTACTGGAATTAGTAATCATAAAACTTGTACTTCTTTTCTCGTTTATTTACCTCCTATTAAAGATCCTACAAATGCTGTGGAAAAATTTATTCAAATATATTCAGAAAAAGGTCGCATTCTTTCTTAAGATATTTATACTAAAAAAATAGAATAAAAAATTTATGACAATTCTTGCAGATTGGGAAATTAAAGCTCTATCAACTGGTGGTGAATTAATAGAACCTTTTGTAGATCATGTTGTTAAAGAAGAAAATGGTAGAAATATTTTAAGTTATGGACTAGGTTCTTATGGTTATGATATTCGATTATCTCCTAAACAATGTTTAGTATTTGGTGGAAATCAAAGAGGTGATTGTGATCCTAAAAATTTTAATCCTGATATTTTAAAAGAAATTAAATTATTAGAAGATAGTCGTGGAAAATATTTTATTTTACCTCCTTATGGATATTGTTTATGTGTTGCACATGAAAAATTATCACTTCCAGAAGATGTCACTGTTGTAGCTGTTGGCAAATCTAGTTATGCAAGAACAGGTATTTTATGTAATATAACTCCTGCAGAAGCTGGATGGAAAGGATATTTAACTTTACAAATTAGTAATTGTACAAGTTTATTTAATCGTATTTATGCGAATGAAGGTATAACTCAATTGTTATTCTATCGAGGTAAAGATTGTAATATAAGTTATAAAGATAGAAAAGGTAAATATCAAGATCAGCCAAAAGAAATTGTATATTCAAAAGTTTAGCCAAAATCTCCAAAAGTTGCTTTAGGTTTTCTTGCATATGCAGTAGAACCTCCTCCTGGATTACCATAAAATCTTCCTCTTAAACTTGGTAATTCAACACCTGCTATTTCTGCTTTACTAATAGGAGTTCTACCTCTTAATGTAGGTTCAGCTATAGATCTTCTTTTTATATATTCTCCAGCTGTTTTTGCTGCTTGAAAGAATTTACCTTTATTTACTTGTTTTTCATTTGTATTCTCAATAGATTTTCTAACTTCTGGATCAACTCTTCTTAGGTCTACATCATAATTTTTTTCTGGATTCAAATCTGTAACTTCAATACCTGAAGTACCAGAATCCTTTTGAGGATCGTAAGTTTCTTTATAAAATCTTGCCATGATAATATTGTAAAAGGACTACATCAAAACTTTATATAATCATGGCTGGAAGTAATTCTAAAACATCTTTTTTAGATGCTTTTTTAAAAGATGAATTAGATTGTCGTTATACAAGTACTGATGATTTTGGATGTCAACCAGATAATGAAAATAATGATATTCCTTTGTATGATCAATATAATCGTGGTTTAACTTTATGCGAACAGGGAATGGATCGAGAAAATCTAACACTGGAAGGAGCAAAGAGAATGAAACGACCAGGGGTGACGGGTTATATTCCATCAATGGAGGAGTCGGACAATTATGCGGGGACGAATGCGAAACCCAATACTCTTCTAATAGCATTGGGAAAACCATCGAAAGAAATGGAAATGGCATCAATGATGCGTCGTGGTTTGATCCAATAGATGAAACAAGTTTAAAAATGCAATTAGATCCTGATGATGGATGTAAAGATGGAGTTTGTTCTGTCCCTTGGTTAACAGAAAAAAAAGAAGATTTAATTAATAGTCCTGCTCATTATGCTTCTACTTCAATAGAATGTATTGATGCAATAAAAGCACAATTATCTGAAGAAGAATTTAAAGGTTATTTAAAAGGAAATATTATTAAGTATATTTGGCGTGAAAAACAAAAAGGTCAAAAAGAATCTTTGAAAAAAGCTAAATGGTATTTAGATCGTTTATTAGAATCTTAATTAAACAGATTCAAAAGGATTATCTTCTTCATCATCTTCATAAAAGATTTCTTCTTCAATAAAATCTTGTCCAATTAAATTTTTCATTTCTATATCTGTAGGTATATCAAAATCTAATTTAATATTTTCTTGTGCTACAAGTTCTTTCACTGCGTGCCATTCCATTAATCTTTGATAATACAAATTCAACAAAGCTGCATAAAGTTCTTCCCATGTCATTTCTTTTGCATTAATCTCTGCTTTACGCATAGAAAATTGTAATTCTAAAGGTAATGAGAATTCTTTTGCTTTTGCTGAATTTTCCATTTAGTAATTTTTTCTTTTTTTTATTCTAAAGGAAATGTTTAAAGAGACCAACTAATATCGAATTCAGAATAGTCAATTTCTTTTTTAGGATTTATTCTAAATTCATTAGTGAAGTCACTTAATACATAAGGATTAATACGATTTTCAAGTTTTCTAATAGCTCTTAATTGATTTGGATTTCCTTCAAAATTATGAAAAGCAGTCAATAAAATATCACTAATTGGCTCACTATCTATTTCAATTTCATTTAAAAATAAATTTATTTCTTCTTTCCTTCTATCAATTAAATTACCTATAACTTCATATTTCTCATTAAAAATCCATTTTGATATTTCTTGAGAAGCTCCTGCATAATTTTCAATTTCCAAACAATCTATAATATTGCTATATAAAAAAGCTTCCCATCCAACAGAATGAATAAAAGATATTAAAGCTTCTTCAATAGAATTATTTAAATTTTTTAAATCTAATTCTTTAATTTGTTCTTGAATAATACTTATTTCATTAAATAAATATTCATATGCTTTTTGTTTTGTACATTTTTGTCTAGCTTTAACAGGACTACCATCAGAGTAATATTGTGTTCCAAATCCTATAGTATATGGTGCGCCTCCTGTATTGATATCTGGATATGCTGTTTCATTAAAACCTTCATATTTACAGATTAATTTTATAGCAGATGCTAAATCTGACATGAAAATAATATTACTTACTATTAATATACATACTTTTATTACTATTTGTATTATTTAATTAAAGAAATTAGCAATATCACTAAATTCACTTTTCTTTTTAAAATAATCATCAAAAAAGGTACTTTCATTAGCTTCATAATTTACTTCATCTCCAAATAATCTTTCTCTTTCTTCTATGTCTTTTATTACATCTTCTTCTGTATCTTCTCTATCAAAAAATCCATCAAACATAGTAAAAGCAGTTAAAGGATCATCAGATATTTTTTTTAAATTTAAATTACCTCTTAATGCTTTAGTTAAAAATTCTTGTTCTTCTCGACTAACATCTGACATAAATTCATTATAAAAAGTATCTTCATCTCCTTGGAATCCGGCATTTTTAAAGATACTATATAATTCAGTTTTTGTTGTACCAGATTTTGGTTTATGGTCTTCGTCACGTTGAATATAATCAATACCTAGTAATTTTTGAGTAGGTTTTTTATTTTTTTCATTTAAATATTCAATTTGTGCTCGAATTTTATGCCCTTCATATCCACGTATAGTTTCTTCAATCATATCTCTTAATTCATCTATTGTGGAATCGTCATCTTCTTCTAAATCTAAAGCTGCTTTAAGTTTCTTCCATTCTTCAGGGGTCATAAATTCTGCTTCTTTTAACATCATGTCTGCAAAATCTTCAGGAGAAATAAAACGTCCAAATTCTCCATGTTTTAAAGCTATTTGATATTGCTGACTTAATATTGGTTGTATAACATCATCTATATGAACATCAATATCTGTTGGATTACTAACATCTAATGCTGGATCAAATAATATACCTTGGTATTGAATTCCATCAATTGTTGGACTTATTCTATCTTTCCATTTTTCTCCTTTTGCATCGTAATGAAATTTTGCCCATTTCTCATTATCGGAAATATCATCATTAGTTATTCCATATCTATATTTAGCTTGTGCCCAAGTTAAAGAATAAGGATCTGATCCATCAACTAATTGGTTTGGATCATTAACTGCATTAATCCTATCTTGTGAAATTAA